TCTTCCGCCGATTCAATTTTTGTTATTGGAACCAATATCACAGAGTCATTTTTTAATAAATCATATTTATTTTGTTGGGTTTTACGAGCACCGTCCAAATAAAAATATATATAATAAGATTTTGTTCTATTACATTTTACACCGCAAATTTCGGTTTCTCCGTCATATCCACGCGATTTTACATTTGAGCATTTGATATTTAATCTATTAAGAAGATGTTTTATATCTTCAACCAGAATTTGATTATTTAGCTCAATAGAATATCGGTTTATATTCCATTTATCCGTAAAAATTGATCCGTCTGCATCAACTAAGCCACGAATAAATGCCAATTGAAGATTTTCATTTAACTCATACACCCAAGCCGGAATTCTTTTTTCGTGAGAATTTCCAATAAATCCATTAATTTTCATGAATTCTGCAAATAGTTTAGAATCAACGTAACGCTGTTCTCCTGAATTATGACAAGCATCGATTATTTTAAGATCTTTACCGGTATATTCTGCCAAAATATCTGAATATTTTTTATTTAAATCTTCATATATACCAGCCGCAAAATTTACTCTGTTTACTTCTTTATTTATCCAACCGTCGCCAATCATAAAACCAAAAAATTGAACAAATTTTTCATCTGCAATATCTGGCAACAAATCAATATTATTTTTCCATCCATTGTGATTTTGTTCCGTTATTAATTTTTTATTTAATTTTACCACCTTTGAGTTTTTGTAAGAGTTCGTAGATAATACTAATAAATCTTTAAGAGAAAGTTCTTCGGCTTGTTTATAAACAAGATTGTTATTTTCGAATACCAACACGGGGTGGTTTTTACTACACTCAATTTGATTGTGTTGAGTTGATATTTTAATAATTTCTTTTACACCAGATGAAACTTTGTGAGTTACTTCCGACAATTCAAACTTTTTATGCTCCGTATTAAATGTCCAAACTTTTTGACCAATTTCAATCTCTGTTATTCTTGCTGCACCATATTCAGTTTCTATATAGTTATTGGCAGTAAGACATTTACCGTATGGTAAGAAGTTACTGTCACTTAGCAAACGAAAATGTGCAATTTCAAAGTTTTCATATTCCATACCGCCGCCGGCGCCGTCATGTTGATACTTTACATAATTTAGATTCTTTGGATCACTACCTTCAACACGAGTAAGTTCATATGGACTGACTGGATGAACCATATATACACCATACTCTGGTGATATTTCCATGCGTAGAAAGAAGTCGCCATATTTACACATGTTGCGAGTCCAACTCCACATATTAAACTCAACATTCAAGATGTCATAAAACAAATTGTTTAGAATCTTTTTGATGTTTTCATTCTTGCTGCGAATGGTTAATACTTGACCAAATTCACTTGGCACAAGACATTCATCGCTGTAAATATCTAGAGCGGACGCGATGATAGGGTCCATGTCCATAACATCATAATCTCTGAACAACTCTAAACGCGATGCTTGATATGCCATAGACATATCGCGGTTGTGTAGATTATATGTTGAACTTCTTAAGCGATTAAAACGGTCGCGTAAACTGTTTCTATCTGTAGCATACTGAATTTCATCAGTATCAATAATTTTTAGATTTTTTCCGCCCACTGCACGAACAATAACGTCCGTGGAAAACATCTTTTTTAACCGTGTGAATAAGTCTTTTTGTTCAGCCATAAGTAATGTATATATATGAGGGCGTAATATATAAATATTGTATTATACTATTTTTATGGTTATTATGTTTATAATAGCCAAGTTAGGTCTTCTGATTTGCCCGGACCTCCACCGGGACCGCCAATATTCATTTTCCAAGGGTTAGTATAAATACCATAAGGATTTGCCGCAGTTTTATGTAATGCGACCATATTATTTTTAATCTGTTCACTAGAAGTAGACCCGATTTTTGATATTATAGAACGAGTAACACTGTCGGCTTCTTTTCTTAGGCGCAATGCTACATCTCTTACCCACATAGCTATAGCAAATGCCATTACAAGGTCGTCATTATAACCTTCCATAGCCTCGGCTTTAGCAGATGTGCTTCCTGTGCTTTTCCAGATAAATACACTGAGTTCTTCAATCAATCGCTTGCTATGTATGATAGCTTCTTTATTACGAATATAACTTTCAAGCTTTGATATTAGAAGCGGTCTAGATTTGTTAGATGTAGTAAAGCCCGGTGTCATCTTGCTTTCTTGAGCATGTATCTTGTTGGTCATTTGAGTTTCAACATCTACATATTGTAAATCAGCAGAACTATAAAATAGATTATCATAGTTGGCATCAATAACATCTTGAATAACTGCCCAACCCACATTGGCATTTTCTATAACAAGCAGTGCCATGTTATATTCTGTAGCAAGAGTCATAAGCAATCTAGCATAATCTTTGGTGGATAGCTTACCTTTATATTCCGCAACTTGCTCTAATGTTTCTATGTCTATTATATGACATGCGCTAAAATCGCTGGCATCACCTCTAGCAACGTCGGCAACAACCATATAAGAGCGACCAGGTTCTGGATATTTGAATATATAATATTGTTTATCAAACCCTCTTTTTTCTATAGGTTCTATTACATGAGTTTTTGTATACCAGTCAAGAACTGGAATATCAATAACTGTATTACCGGATGTACTAAATTCGCAATCGCATTCTTGTGCCGCACCCTTTTCTCCAGATAACTTTGTTTGCTCATCGCGCCATTTTTGATCGCGTTCTGGATGCATGTGCCAAGGAAGACTAATGCGATTCATGTCGTTTAGTCCTTGTTCAGATTCGGTCCACAATTTATGAAAGAAATTACCTACACCGTTTGGAGTTGAAAGAATAATAGCCTTACCACCGGTACTCAATGTATATTGAGCAGACAACCAGATTTCTTCAATACCATCAATAAATGCAGCTTCGTCGATGATTAGTAGAGATAGAGCAGAAGAACGACCAGATGTGCCAGCACTAGACGCTGCTTTGATTTCAGAACCATTCTTCAACTTTAGAGACAATCTATTATCTTCAACCGCCGGAACTTTTAACCAACTTGGAAGATTGTCATTAGCAAAACGAACTTTGGTTACAATCGCCTTGGATGTTTCTTGCGTAATACTCAAACACAATATTTGTTTGTCGCTGTGAAATGTCATTAGCCACATCGAGTAACCAGCTACAAGAGTTGTAATACCCATCTGACGACTCTTAAGAATAATATTTTGATTATGCTTTACAAAGTCTTCGAGCGCAACATCTTGAAATGGATATGTCAAAAATGGAAGAGTGCCGCGAGTAGGATGTTGAATCTTTACATACTTCTTTATAAAGTATATAGGATCTTTAGCACACTTGATATATTCTTCTCGAATTACATCTTTTAAATTTTTTGTAGTAGACATTTTATGCGTGCCCCATTTCGTCGTATCTTAAATACAAAGGAGATTTATAATCTATAAACACAATATCCGGTATATCTTCATGTACATCTTTTTTAAATTGACGAGCGGATATATCCAATACTTTTCCCTCTACATTTACCCAATCATGATTAACTTTATATTCATCGCCAGAAAACTCATCGCATTCCATATAGCTTTCTGCGTTGGGTTCGTCCAGTGTGAATTCGCCCAACACATGTATAGCATTGATTTTGTATTTACTAAGTTCTTTTACCAAATCTGCGGCCATGATAGCACATCTGCCAGTAGGATCTGGATATTTGCGATTGACCCTATCTGCAATCGCCAACACAATATTATTTTGTGGCAAGAACTTTGTTAATTGCGTCATTGGTCTTCTTTAACTCTTTTTCTGCCGATTTGATTTTCTTCAAGCAGGTCTTAAAATCTTTCTCAATACTCTCGGTTAGTTCTTGTCTAGAAACATTGTCCCATTCTTCAACAAGTCCGTTTGAGTTTACATATGTAAGAGTCTTGGAAGCATCGCTGGCAAGATATTCTTTACTTTCTTTTAGCTTTTGGCGAATGTCATTCAAGTAAGATATTTCGTTTTCAAGTAGCTTCTTGGTTTCGTATAACTTGAATTGACCTTTGACGCGAAGTTGAGTTTCTTCTTCAATCAAGCAATCGAAGCATTTCTTGGTTTTGTAAAACATCTTATAATCACGCTTCTTGCCCCAACGAATTTCCATACCGCAGCAGGTGCATTTGTCGTTTATTTCTTCACGAATAATATCCATGACGCGAGTAACGGTCTGTGGACCAGATTCTTTTTCTATCCACTGCTTACCAGTAGAGTCTGTCCAAGTTTCACCAACCTTACGGATGATATACTTATCCTTGTCGCCAGTATATCCTACTTTTACGTAGGGTCTTTCTCCCGCCAAATATGACTTAATTATATCCGTGTTTTTCATAATGTTATAACCTTTTGTATATATATGGATGCTCGCTTCATTTATTCTTTGCGAACATTTATTATATTGATATTCCTAAAATTGTTTTTGCTGCTTTTTGAATAGGAGCATATTCAGCCGGTTCTAATCCTGCTTGAGCAAGACCTTCTTTAGCACGTTCCAGTGCTTTGACTTGAACATCTTTTGGTAAAGATTTCATCAAAGTAAGCAATCCAACATAACTTCTAAAGTTTTCTAGGTCCGTACCGGATGGTTTGCGTTTGAATATAACTTCAAATACTTTTGATACATTGTCTATACGATCTTCTGGTTTTGTATCAGAAGGAGAAACGTCGGTATAAACATTTACTTTCTTTCCTTGATAGTCCATGTTTTTTGCAACTAATCTATAAGCCTTACGGATACCAGAATGTCCAGAACCGCTTGTATTAAGTGTATATTCCGCAGGAAGTGCGTGTGTAACATTTGTAGAAACAACGCTCTTGCCTTTGGCATCAACAAGTCCTTTTAGTTGACCAGACTCTATCTTTGCAGCATTTGCGTTTGTAACATATACCGCATTTGGAAGTGCGGTTGCTGCTCTGGTCAAGCCACGAAGTAATATCGCGCCAGCCAATCCTTTAATGCCCATGGTCAAATCTTGCCAAGGAGAATCTTTGATAAATTTGTTCCATTCAGAAGGCTTTTCAAATCCTTGTGGGTCTATTATCATTTCATCACCTTCAAAGTCAATTTGAACAACTTGTTTAACTGGTGCATAGTACCATAGTGTTACGGTTTGACCAGCCAAGGCACGTTGACTCTTGGTGCGACCAACATAATAAAAATTCTTTGATACTTTATTCTTTGGAGTTGGTTTCCATTCTACTTGTCTATCATCAATACCATCCAAGTATGCTTCCATTGTGTCCAGTTTTTGTTTTGGAACAATAACGTCAACGTCGCCAAAGCCTGATTTATATTTAGCCAAATCTTTATATTTGGCATCGCCGCTCATTAGATATTGAGAACTGCCGTTGAACACAAACCCATTTTCAATATATGGATTGTTTTTCTTCCAAAAATGTACTTTATCATTTAGTGCATATACCAACTCTTTAACATCGGCTGATACAGAACTACGAATATCTTTACCAGCTTGATCTATGATTTTTAATTTGGTTGTTGCTTGAGCCGGCTGACCATTTACAGTCTTTGGAGTTTTGTCATCTACAGCAGCAACCGATTGACCAGATTCGGTCAATAATGCGATTTCTTCTCTGATTAATTGCTTTGCCAATTCTATGCCAAGATTAGCGTCGTGTTTTATTTTTTCAATGTTTTTCATAGCTTCTGGTGTTTCTGCTTTTTCTAATTTTTTTGCTGTACTTGCCGATTCTATATTCTTTATGAATGTATCTAGTACATATTTTACAAATTGTTCGCGTGAATTGAATGTTATTCCACTTTTTGATACAACAACTCCTTTATCAAATGCTCTGTTATTATCAAGCGCTTTACTTAAAGCAACAACTGCTTCGCATTTTTTATTTAGTGATGGGTCATTTATATCCAATCCATAATATCCTTGTAGCGCCGATGGATTTGCTGCTTGAACGCCGGCAAGCTTGCTATAGAACTTTAATATATCTAAGAATACATGATGTGGACTAAAGAACACAGGCTTTGCGTTTGTTTTTATTAAAGACGATACAATCTTACCATCCACTGTATTTACATATGGATTGGTGTTTGATCCTAATACAACATTAAGAGCATCTGACAATGCACTTAATAAAGTTCCTGTAACAAATCCTTTTAGTCCTTTTTCCGGAGTTGTTCTAATTTTTGTCCACTCGGCTGAAACTTTATATGACAAAACCAAATCAACTTGTACTTTTTCGCCGCCAACGTTGAATATCAAATATCCTGTTCCAAAGTCCTTGTCTTGAAAGTTTGGATAGATATAACTTGGTTTCTTTTCTTGAATGAACTGACGAATCTTGTCTGAATATTTTTTGTTGGATGCTAGTTGAGATGTTCTATCATTGCTTTCTTCTGGCAATACGATTTGAATATCTATATCGTTATACTTTACATCATCTTTTTCCAAATCTTGTTTATAATACATCGCTGAACCAACTGGACCATTAGATTCTATGGGCGGAAGATTTGAATATGAATTAAATTCTAATACAAACTTGTCCATCTCATTTAATATCGTTTCAACTTTATTTGGAGTTATAATCGTTGATTGCGTAGAAGTAGATCTCCAACCACCTTCGCTAAACATTTCTTTGTCTATTTCATTTACAACTTCTTCGGCAAACTTTGAATATGGATTAGTTTCATTTACTTCCGGTTTATTCTTGATCAGAGTATTCCAAATTTCTTCTTTATCCTTTGTAGATACGGGCGGCAAATATTTTAGGAATGAAGTTTTATCATTGTTCAACAAGAACTCTCGCATCTTTGTGCCACTTACATTTACAGTAGCGGTTCTTTCAACGCCAACTTTTTTTATCTTACCCGCTGCCAAAAGTGATGGATACTTTTTTAAGTCTTCATCTTTGAAATTAGTTTCAACGTCGTCTTTGTCCGAATATAAATTTATGACTGGCACTTTAGCATTGTCTTGCACAGCTGTTTGTTCAAGCCATGCGATTTCATGCATGACTGCGCGAACTGGCGAATCAACAAACTTTACTCTAACATTCTTTGGCAACGCTGGAATGAATACATCACTCCACAAACGAACAAAGTCGTCACCCTTGATAGGAAACTCACCCTTCTTTATTCTATCAGACGATGATGTATAAACAACCACGGCGTCATTTTCAGATGCTGCTTTTTCTATCAGCTTCCAGTGACCTATATGCAACGGTTTACCGGCGATTGGAATAAGAGCAAGTGTTTTAGCAGTTGAACCAAGCAGTCTGCGCTTGGATACAAGTAGTCTAACAGTGTCATGAATGTCGTCTTTGATTTGAACAAGATTCTTTTTATTTCCAGCAATTGCTTGTAATGAATCAAAAAACTTCTTTAGTTTCTTTTCATTCTTGGCAATATAAAAATTAGAATCTGAAATAACATCTTCTTCAGATTTGCCTTCAGTGCCAACTTCATTGAAAATGTTTTGGATAAGTGCTCTGATTTGTTGGAAATATGCTGTGGCAGCTTCTGGATCGAGTTTATACATCTCTTTCTTTGCACCACGAACTTCTGCGTCATATTGGTCTGCTTGCACAAGTTTAAAGAACTCTCCATTAGCCAACTTTAATACAACACCTTCTGTTGTACCGCCCAATGTAGATGGAACGGCTAATATAGCGTCCGAGAACTTGCTAATAACATCTAATGGATTATTCCAATCAACATTTGTTAGTTTAGAACCAATCAATCGGTTCTTTAATAAATTCTCTTTGGATAACCTACCTTGAAAGAATATAGGAAATGCTGATATTTCAAGCAACTTGGCTATTTTATTAACTTGAGTATATTCGGTTATTTCTTCACCTTGTACGCTTGTATGAAGATTGCCGTCAATGATTCTATATACAACCTTGCCATAACTTCTTAGAAATAAGCCACCTTTATTTACATATGTGCGAGTTAGTGTATCTTTGTTTTGAGCAAACTCTACGCTAAACTCTGTACTTTTTGGTATGCTGCCAATCTTGCCATTGATCTTTTTTAGATGATCAAATATCATAGAATATTGACCTATACCAACAGAAGATTGAGATATATCGCCCTTTTCTTTGTCGCCCAAATGAGCAAACTCTTTGGCATATAATACTGTACCTTTATATGCTACAATCCAATTCTTGGTATAATCAGCAGCGTCTGTTTGCTCTGTTCTAACTAATGTTAGCTTTGTGCCGTCAACTTTCTCGGTAATAACCAAGTCTTGAGACAATATATCCTTGGCTCTGTTTAAGCGCAGAGCCTCGGTTTTTGGTTCAAAAATATACTTTTTGAGGTTCTTGATCGAGATATCCATGAATATAAGTATATATCAACCGCTTATTATAGCGATTGTATAAGCTTTTTGATATGCTCAATAACCATGGAGGATGTAATCTTTTTGGAACATTCAAGGTCTTTGTTACGTGGACACCAGAACCAATCTCCCTTGTTAAACGGACAAAATACATCATTCCAGCAACTATTACACACAGTTTCGTTAATGACTCTGTATGGAGTATAGAATTCATTCCATTTAGCCGTAAACCCGCTGATCAATACAACAGGAGCACCAACGCTCCAAGCAAGCCACGATAAGCCAGAACTTAATCCAATAAAGAACTCAGCACCTTTGATTTGAGACATTCTTTCTTCAAATGAAATATTTCCAGTTTTGTCGATACATCCCTTTGGCATATAATTCATGCTATTTTCTACGCCAAAACTACTGTACCTGTCAATGCACCACACTTCATAGCCACTTCTGTTTAGATATGAAACAACTTCATCCCAACCTTTTTTGTTGTTCCAATACTTTGCTTGGGATGTACTTTGTGTAGCTATACAAACATATTTCTTCTTTGACTTGTGCGGTTCAACGGCAAAGTTTGGTTTAAACTCAACGTCGGTTAAACCAAGAATAGTTGTAGCAATAGCACATAGTCCTAGTAGTCGTGGATCTTTGGCTATATGATTTACATAGTTTGGAGCTGCAAAATATCCAATCTTGTATTTGGCATAATACTCATCGGCATATACATCAAGGGCAAGGAACTTGATGTTTGGATAGTTCTTTTCAAAGATTGGTCTTAGTACCTTATTGAATACTACGCAATCAAGTTTGCATTGATGTTTCTTTTGGAATTCATCAATCGCACCAATCCAAGCAATCAAATCGCCAAAACTTTCACTATCTAATACTATTTTTACAGTTTTGTCTTTGGCATCAAACGTGTGTTTTTCCACAAGAGTTTCGCCACCGTCTGTAACATCATATACTTCAACGCACCATTTGTTGTAATATTTAGTGGCAGTTGTTGCCCACATGTTATTATTCAAAGTTGTTTCATAAGTTACTTCATTGGTATAAGAGTCAATAAATTTTACTTTATACTTTTTTGCTTCGTCGCCTTTGATATCAACTTTGGCACCATCCTCAAAAGTAATTTTTATTTTATTTTTTTCCGGTGTACTGGCTTTGAATGCATTTTCATTGGCTGGAAACTTATGTTTTTCAACTAGCACTTCTGTACCATTTGTAATATCATAAACTTCAACGCCCCAATCATTCTTATATTTGGCTGGGCACATTGTCCACATACCAATCGTGATAGGGCATTCGTATGTAACATGATTGTTGCTATAATCAACAAACTTTACTTTATATTTGATTTCATTTAGACCGCCGATGGTTACTTTGGTACCATTTTTTTCAAATGCAATTTTAATAGTATTCTTTGGCTCTATATAAACTTGCTTGCATTCATTATAGCTATCAATCAATTGATTGCCAAATATCTTTTCTCTATATTCACTATATAAACCAGTTAGTTCTAATACTCTAGACGAATATGAATTTACTTTGGCTGCATCAAGAGCAGCTTGTTTATATTTTTTATAATCGCCCACGATTTTACTAATAGCAGATACAGCTTGATTAACATCGCGCTCGGTCACAATCATGCCATTATATGTTTTTTCTTCAAATGTACCAACAACAGGCAATCCACAACTCATAGCTTCAAGCAGTGTTAGGTTCGGATGACCAGCTTCTAGTTCAGAGAAGTGCAAAAAGATGCTGTGCTTGTTGTATAACTCAATCAATTCAGCTTCATTCAAGTCAAACAACTTTGTTAATTTGCTATAATTGTTGAACTCTGGCTCAAGAGTATCAAAGAATTTCTTATTGTTGCTTGGGCCAGCAATTGTTAGTGGCAAATCAAGCGCCATAGCAGCTTGTATAGCAATCTTAAATCCTTTTCTGTCCTTGGATTGATTGTCGGCATAACCATTGTTTGCTACACATAACAACTTTGTACCTTCTACATTATAATTTTTATATACAAATGTACCTGTATTAACCGCGTGAGAAAAATAACGAAGCTTCTTGCTGCCAAAATATTCAACAAGGAACTTGCATGGGGATAGTGAGAATACACTATGTTCAATTGCTTTTAGATTTTGTTTAAAGCAATGCGAGTCCTTACCATACAAATACGCATGATGATCATGAATACTGAATATATAAGGAATGCCGCGCTCGTGACACATGATTGCCAAGTTAGCAACGTGTACATGAACAACCATACTGTCATCATATTTTACATCGTTGAGATATAGAATTTCATTTTGAACATTCAACTTGTCTAATTCAAGATGATAGTCCCAAATAATTTTTTCTACTGCACCCCACCCATTTGGTGGAATTGATATAAGACCTGGATTGATGTTGATTATTTTCATTTGGTTGCGTATATAAATCCGACAGTACTATTTTCGTTAGAATCTCTATATTCTACTTTATATCCATTTTCTATTAGCTTTTTGGCAATAGGCTTTGGATCAAAATGAAATTCTATAAAAAATTGATTTATTTTGTCGAAATGTTTTTTGTTTAAATTCTCAATTACTTTAAATTCAGTTCCTTCAATGTCAAGCTTTAATAAATTTATATTATCTTCAATCTTTAATATAGAATCTATAGATATTGTTGGTATATGCAGCTTCATTGAATTTGCTGCCGATAAAAACTCACCGGTTCCAACAGATGCCTCAAATGATATATTTATATCCATTCCATCATCCGAAACATTCATTCCTTTATTTAACAATGTTATGTTTGGATCTTGCCCAAAGTTTTTTTCTAAATAAAAGAATGGTAATGGATCTGGATCTATGCTGTATATTTTTTTAGCACCATAGTATTTAGCATATAATGTAAAGAATCCTACATTAGCACCTGCATCAACAACAGTCCCCGAAACGTCTATATTTTTACACAAATCGCCAAAGAAAAAATCTGCATATGAAGGGCCGGTTGCATCAAGCTGACCAGAATCAAATGTGGCTGCAAAACGCTTGGCATTCTTATTTACTATTAACTTTTCAACTTGAATAAGTCGCATATCTTTGTTGTATATTTTTACAACAAATCCCGCGAAATCTTTATTGTTTTTTGTAAATGCATTTATTTTATGTGAAAGAGGCTGCACCCATAGCTTATCCTTTGATGCAGTATTTTGCAACCATATAAAATATACACAATCAACAAACAAATCGCTTACTGCAATTGTATATTTTTCTGTCGTATCTAAGTTATGATTTAGATACACAACCAAATTATCTTTGTCTAAAAATACATCAAACGGTTTCATGCCAAAAGGTAATCAACGGTTTTATCCATTTCTACTTTTTCTTTGAATCCATGATATAATAATACTTGGTCCGGATCTTCTACCGCTTCCCAACTTGAGCCAAATGCATCTACATTGTTCATAAATACTGTATTTTTAGCTTTACGTTCTTCAACTACTCTAACTGTTTCTAATAGGTGTGTATTTACAAATGCTTGTTTTAGATTCTTGTTAGCACCGCGCTTCCATAAGCACACATTGAATGCAGTTTCGTCGGCATATGGAAAATAATCCTTGCGGCGATCAAGCAAATATCTATTTTGACAAATTGATGTATATTCCTCAAAGAATTCTTTGCAGTTTGGATTGAAGGCATAAAAACATGACCAGCAATATCTCATAGTTCTGTTTTCTAGACCATGATATGTCATTAACTTCTTTTCGTTGAATATAATCTTAACGCCATTAACTTCTTGCCAAATGAATGGATATTCATGTGGTCCATAACTTGCCATAGGATATGACTCGTTATATTTATGGTCATTAAAGTTAAAGTTGCGAGAGAACAATACATCTGTGTCGGTGAATATATAATATTCGTTTGGAAACATCTGCATTGTAAGCAAAGACAATTCCGCTTTATAGAAATGGAATGTTGGATATTGTGGCTTATAGTCCAATTTTACTTTATACAAGTTCTTGAACTCAAAGCTACTATCAAACCCGATTGTATAATATACAATCTTTACATCATCTGTGATTTTGTGAGTCAACGACTTGATACAAGCCATTGCTTGATGCTCACAATTTTTGTCGCTATATAAGAATAATATCATAAATTATAGAGGTTTGAAGGTGTACCATTGTTTCCAATATGGTTCGCTAGTAGTTTCATAAACTTTGAGATTATTTTTTTCCATAAACTCATTTACAGCTTTGCGAACACCAAACTTGCCAGCATATACAGGTTCTTTACCAGCCACGGTCATCCAGATATCGCCGTCTTGTGGAATATAATCATCGCCACAGAACAAACCGCCCTTCTTTACCTTTGGCCACCAGGCTTTCATATCACGAACAACGCCTTCATATGAATGGTCGGCGTCAATGTATACAAAGTCAAAATATTCATCAGGGAACATGTTTGCAGAAGCAACACTATCCATTCTGATGATATGTGCTCTATTTTCCCATTGCTTTGTATTCTTACATGCGTTTACTAAGCAGTCGTGGTGATATTTGTCATCTTGACCGTTCATATCAATATAACCATCAAGGTGTCTCCATGCATCAACCATGAATAGTTGACCATTTTCCCAACGTTCTAATATAATTTTGGAGTATTCACCGTTTAGTACGCCTATTTCAACTCCCTTTCCACTTGGAAATAGCTCATTTACAAGAGAAGCTAAATCGCGCTTGTCTGGACATGTGCGGGTATCAAGCAATGCTGTCATTTCGGCATTACGCTTATCTTCTTTCATTTCTTCTCTGGTTGCAAATAAAAATCCGCCGTGCTTATGAACGCTATTTGCATAAACAAAGAAACCGGCTTTCTTTATCATGTTAATAAGATTTGTGGCATCTTTTTCATATGTTCTGCCACCCATTACGTGAAATTCAACAAGCATGTTATTGATTCTGGCAAAGTCGGATTCGTCAAATGACTCAAACAAGTCATATTCGCCGGTTTCAATATCAACTTTGAACAAATCAATCTTTTCCGTGTTGTACAAATATTGAGATAAAAATGACTTGAACGAGATAGCTCCAACTTTATATGTTATATTACTACGACCATCAAATTCAGCAACCGAAGATATGGTGGAATTATTTTCATCAACGAAGAATTTAAGTTCGCCGTCCTTGTTTGCCATTGCTTTTTCGACAACTGTAACTTTGCTATCAAAAGAATTTTTCAATACTTTCAATGCTTCTGTGTTTGGTTCTACCGAAAACACTTTTTTACAATTGGCGGTGTGCATGATATATTCTGTCCATAGACCGATATTAGCACCAACGTCAACGACTGTATCAAATGTCTTACCTTTTAGATACTTGTCGTAAATTCTATCAACAAAGAATTCTGTATAATTGATATAAGTTGGCTCAAAGTTGTTCTTCAACTTGGATTGCATCTTATTATATACTTCTGGCTTGATGCGGATAGATTTAGAACCTACCAATACATCATTTTCATAAAGTTCTACAAGCAATCCGCCAATATGTGGGTCGGTTTCAAAATCAATGACTTCTTTTCTGGTTGGAATGATCCAATACTGAGCATTTGCAGGGAATTCCGGATATTTCACAGCCCACATTACAGTGCGCGAATCCAATTCTTTTACAGATATTAGAGCATTTTGTATTTTTCTTGAAGAGCTAAAAGTAACCTTGTTGCTCGTTTTATCGTATTGTACATTGAAGTTTGTCATAGGCGTTTCAGATAGTAAATTTACAGTTTTTAAAATTTTGTTACAGTTTGCTTGTTTGTCATTAAAATCTAGATATTTGATGTTTTTGTATTTGTTATACATTCCCATATAAACTGGAGAGTTGTATATTAGAGTTGGTACGTTAAATGAAACAGCTTCGCGAATAACAAGCGGGCTAGTTTCTTTATTACCATCTTCATCTTTAGAAACAAACAAGAAAAGATCGGCGGCTTGATAAAAATTATCAACATCTTTACGCTCGTTCCACCATTTGCAGTTTGCTGGAAAATCTTTCATCAATGGTTCCCAATAGAACTTGAAATTGTCTGCCTGATTTCCTATAAAGTGAAACTGAATAGGATAATCTTGCATCATACGTGCATACTCAATAATTTCTTTTTGATTCTTACGAGGAGTAAACAAACCAACGTGAACAACATGTTTCTTGTTCGGATTTAGTCCAAGTACTTTGAGTGCTTCTTCACGCGGCTTGCGCGGTTTGATTAGAACAGGATATTCACACACTTCTAATGGAACAGGAAGTGATTTTAGATTTTGTCTTTGATATTCGCTAACTAGAATAATTTTGTCTGGAAATACTACTTTGTTTGCTGGGTCAAAACTGCTGTCGTGAGAAGTTTCAATAATTTTATATTTTCTATCTTTTTTATATAATCTGCGAGTAATCTTAGCATCCATGAAATACTCTGGCATTTCTTCAAGATGCACAATCTCGGGATTTATTTTATCTATAATATCAAACAAGTCGGACCGATCCCCCGTTAGTTCATAAAATCTATCTTTCAACAAGTTTTTAACTTGATTTCTTTGAACCGTAAAACCTCCGTGGTTTGAGTATTCTACACAATGTATTTCGTGCTCACTATATAAAACTTGTATTTTCTTTAAGAGAAATTGAGGACAGCCACCCGTAGATAAATGCGGAGCAATATATAAAATTTTCATAAACTTTTGTTAAGATATAACCATTAATGTATTTGTCAAGCTATATTTTTAAATATAGATATAAAAATTTTATTAGAAGGTTTCCCAATACAAAGTTCCATTATAATGAACTAATCTTTGATTTGCTCCACCGTCATATCCATTACTTGTTATATCAGTCGGTGAAGAAATACTGCCGGCATCTCCTTTATCGCCTTTATCACCTTTGGCACCATCACTGCCACTTGTGCCGCTACTACCATCGCCGCCCGGCGATCCGTCACTGCCACTTGTGCCGCT